GACTCCGTCACTCAAACATGCGTGTATGCGATGCCTTACCCAACTGGGCAAGTACTCTCACAAAAAACAAAACAAGAAGAAACAACACCATCTCACCTCAACTCTTCGAGCACTCTCGAGTGCCTTCCACCTCACCTTTGGCTACCCCTCCACCCGCAACCGCCGGAACAACTTGGTCCGACTCATTACACGATTTGTGTCCCAAGTCAACCGTTATCTCAACGGTGGTTGCGCCGCTCTCGCAGACTTCACCCACAGTCTCAGATTCTACGCGCTCCAAGCCGATGTCCAAAAGATGCCCCCGCCAAAAATGGCGTGGGTCCGGACAGCCGGACAAGATTCGCGCAATCTGTTTACTGCGAGCGGAGCCCTCCGCGCGTGCCACGACGACTCATTCTCTTGCGAAAGCAAGAAATCCCTCGCCATTACACGCGCGATCGAGCGATGGTGCAAACCAGCAGCCATTGGTTCAACCAACACAGCTCCCTCCATCCTCCGAGACCTCGACAGCTTCACCAAGCGCATTCTGGCTCCACACTCAAAGTCCCTGGCACCCGCCATCCCCGTCCCAAACAACAATGCTTGTTACGAGGCGAGTACCAAGGACGGTGGGTCAGCCACGACTCTCTACCGCCAAATCCTGCGGAGCGAGCTCGCGAAATTTCTGGCAACTGCTCCTCCAAAACCAATCGCCCCCCCTCCGAAAGCTACGAAACCATTCCGTTTTCAATTCACCATTTCCAAGACCAAGGCAAAGCCTCCTGGACAGTCCGGGGAAGGAGCAGGGGTCAAAACCCCCTCCACCACACTGTCCAGCGCCTGGAAACGGCGTGGAACGGAGCCGAAGCTCCCAGAGGGACGACGAAAGGAACCGGAGAAATCCACAGCTCCTGCCCCATGGCAGGCCCCAAAACGGGGACCAGATCTCACTCTACTCGAATCCACCCTCAAACAGCGGAAGTTCACCGTGGAAGACATTGGTGTGGCTCTCCAGGCAGTGGGCAAACGAATGCCAACAGACACAAAGGCTCACCACAAGGCAGTTGGGGAAGTTCTCCTCAAAACCGACCTTGCGCCCATGCGCCCATTGGCAGTCGACGAAGGCTGTGGCGGAAAAATCCGCATCGCCAGCCTCCACCCAGCTTGCCTGGCTCACCAACTTCGGGGAGTCAACTCCATGGTCCTCGACCGTCTACTACGCCAACCCTGGTGCCGCCACTTCAACGATACCCGGCCAATCCGAATCCAACGGCGGATCGTCCACGACGAAAAGCATTTGCTCTTCTCGGACGACTGGTCCGCCGCCTCCGATTGGCTCAGATGGGATATCGTCAGAACCGTCACGGCACAGATCACCTCCACGTTCGCTGGACAACTTACCAAGGCCGACCATGCCGCAATTGCGGCGGTCTCCCAGCCCAAGTCAGTCCGGCTACACCGTGGAGGCAAAGAAGTGGCGAAGACGCTCCGAGGAGCCCACATGGGGCTCTCCCTCGCTTGGGCTATCCTCACAATCATCAACGGATTTATCACCCACCGAACCTGCTTCAAGATCAATCAGAAGGAAGGCACGGCGTACTACCACGTCAACGGAGACGATTTCATCGGACTCCTCACGAAGAAAGAGATCGACGCGCGCAAGTTACTCACGACCCAAATGGGACTCAAGTTCAACTTGGCAAAGTCATTCATCTCTTCCACGCGAGGGGTCTTCTCCGAAAGACATGTCACACGCCGCACCAAACACCTCATCAAGATCCAGAAGCGCCCCGTACCAGCGCGTGTGCCATTCAAGGAATGGGACCAGTGGTTTCAGGAGTCCGAAGAGGACCGCCAACGGGGGCAAAAAGCCCCCACACCACCACCGGCCCACCTGGCCCACACACGCCACCACGAGTGGTGGTCTCAGGCAACCGACGTGCTGGGTGCAACCCTGGCCGAACTGGTCG